CTCGAGCAGATAAGGAAAGCCATCGGTCCCCGAGATTGGTCTGCTCTGTATCAACAGAACCCGGTATCCGATGAAGGCGATTATTTCAGCCGAGACATGATTAGATACTTTGAAAATGATGAGATTGATACTTCACAACTTAATTATTATTGTGCGTGGGACCTTGCGATCGGACAGCGTGACCGGAACGATTACTCAGTTGGTATTGTTGTCGGCGTTGATGAATATGACAATTTATTCGTTGTTGATGTCGTTCGCGGGAAATATGATGGCTTTGAACTAGTTGAACAAATTTTAGACTTGTATGAAACTTGGCGCCCGGGTATAGTAGGCATAGAGAGAGGACATATTGAAATGGCCCTTGGACCATTCCTGCAGAAAAGAACTCGGGAACGTGGTTTGAATGAAGCTTACTTTAAAGATTTAAAAGTGGGTAAAAGGGATAAAGAGGCAAGAGCTCGTGCAATACAGGGTAGAATGCAACAAGGTATGGTATACTTTCCAAAGGATGCCGTTTGGACAGGACCCATGGTTGCAGAACTTTTGCGTTTCCCGAATGGTACCCATGATGACCAAGTCGATGCGTTAGCGTGGATAGGATTGATGATGACAGAATTTGCGACGTTTTATGAAAGACCAGAGCATATTCCGTCGTGGAGAGATAGATTAAAATATTTAACAAAAGGTGTTAGACATAAGTCTTCAATGAGTGCTTAATGGCAGAGTATAAAAATAAAAAATCAAAGAAAAAGTTAAATGAAGCTGAAGAGCTAAATTTAGCAAAACAACAGTGGGAAGCTTATACACGAGCTAGAGATAATGGTCACACTGATTATATAGAAATTGCAAAACAGTGTGATGCATTCTATCGGGGTGAACAATGGGACGCAGCAGATGTTGCAGAATTAGATGATCAAGGTAGACCAGCACTTACTATTAATACAATTTTACCAACTGTTAATACTGTTATTGGTGAGCAAAGTACTCGAAGAGCCGATATAAGATTCAAACCTAGGGGTTCTGGCATGCAAGAAACTGCCGACGTACTTACTAAAGTCTTTATGCAAATTTCTGATAATAATAAATTAGAATGGGTTGAAGCCCAAGTTTTTTCAGATGGTCTTATTCAAGACCGTGGTTGGTTTGACGTAAGATTAGATTTTTCTGATCATATTCAAGGGGAAGTTAGAATTACTTCTAAAGACCCCCTAGATATTATTATTGATCCCGATGCAAAAGAGTATGACCCAAAAACTTGGAATGAAATATTTGAAACTAAGTGGATGAGTATAGACCAAATCGAAGAACAATACGGACAAGACAAAGCAGATAAATTAAGAGTTATAGCAGAAGTTGGTTCTACTTTAGGTTCGGATTCTATTGAGTATGAAGAAGAAAGATATGGGGATACTTATAGTGGTGAGTATGCGAGCGATTACCCACACAACCCGGAAGAAGCAAGAGCTATTAGATCTATACGTGTTGTTGAAAGACAGTATTATAGATTAAAAGATTGCATGTTCTATGTTGACCCAGTAACTGGAGATGAAAGACCTGTTCCTTATGACTGGACTCAAAAGAAGAAAGAAAATTTTGCCGACCAGTTTGGGTTATATATCCACACTAAAAAAGTTAGAAAGGTTCGTTGGACGGTAACAGCTGATAGTGTAGTTTTATTTGATGATTGGTCCCCCTATAATCATTTTACCTTAGTTCCTTATTTCCCATATTTTAGAAGGGGTAAACCTTTTGGTATGGTAAGAAATTTAATTTCACCACAAGAACAACTTAATAAAATTTCATCACAAGAATTACACATAGTTAATACAACTGCAAACAGTGGTTGGATTGTAGAGTCAGGTTCTTTATCTGGTATGACAGCAGATGATTTAGAAGAACACGGAGCAGAGACCGGTTTGGTTTTAGAATATAATCGTGGTTCTACACCCCCCGGTAAAATACCACCAAACCAAATACCAACAGGTTTAGATAGAATCAGCCAAAAAGCTGCTTTAAATATTAAACAAATTAGTGGAGTTTCTGATGCTATGTTGGGCACAGACTCTCCTGAAGTTTCTGGTATAGCTATTCAAGCAAAACAGAACAGAGGTATATTGATGATTCAAGTACCTTTGGATAACTTAACTAAAACTAGAAAATATTTAGCTGAAAAAGTTTTAGATTTAGTTCAATCTTACTATACAGAAAAAAGAATCATACAAATTACTGATGAAAATGATCCCTTTAAACAAAGTCTACCTATGACTGTAAATGAGATGACTCCAGAGGGGTATATCATAAATGATTTAACAATAGGCGAATATGATGTAATTGTGGATACAGCTCCTTCAAGAGACAACTTTGATGAAATTCAATTTGCAGAAGCTATTGAACTTAGAAAAGCTGGTGTACCAATTCCAGATGATTTAATTGTTGAATACTCACATCTTTCTAAGAAAGCAGAGATTGCAAAACGAATCAGAATTATGCAAGGTATGGAACCACCTAGTCCTGAACAACAACAAGTTGCTAACTTTAAAGCACAAGCTGAAATTCAATCTATCCAACTAGAGGTAGCTAGAATGGAAGCCGAAGTAATGAGATTACAATCTGAAGCACAATTAAATGCTGCAAAAGCCCAAGAGGCTCAACAAGACCCACAGTTGAAGGTTGCAGAATTACAAAGTAAACTACAAATGAAGCAAGAAGAACTTGCCTTGCGTGAACGTTTATCAGGTATGACAAACGAGGTACGTAAACAACAAACCGAAACTGCTGCTGCATCTAAAATAGCTGCTGCGGCTATGGTAAAAAAGCCAACATCTAATTAATAGGAGGTTATAATGGCGAAAAAAGAAGAAACTAATGAAGTGAATGAGCTGGTTATGGATAGAATGCCAGGAGCAGATGCAATATCAGAAGAAGAAACAAAACCCTTTGAAGTTGATTTAAATTTTGAAGAAGAGCCTAAGGACGAGGAGCCAGAAAATGAAGAAGTCTCAGAAGAAACTAACTCTCTTGCAGAAGAAGAAGTTGTTGAAGAAGAATCTGAACAGCAAAAAGAAGAAGAAAAATCTCCAGAACCAGAAGCTTCAAGCGAAGAAGTCGTGGATGGAGAAAGCGAAGATGCTCCACAACCAGATATTCAGCCAGCTGAAGGAAGCGATGAACACATTGCCGAAGAAGTAAACCAACAAAAACCACCTATGGTGCCTAAGTCTAGATTAGATGAAGTGCTCGCAAAACAAAAAGCCCTACAAAAACAACTAGATCAATACACAAAAGCACAAGAAGAAGCCCAACAACACGCTCCAGACTATGATTTTGCTACAAAAGAAGCAGAATATCAGACATTAGTACTCGATGGCGAGGCTGAAAAGGCCGTTTTGCTTAGAAATGAGATAAGACAAGCTGAAAAAGACCAATTTATGTTCGAAGTACAGCAAAAAATGGGTCAAACGGTACAACAAAACCAGGAAATAACTGAATTACAAGCAAAAGCAGCTGAAATTCAAGCAACTTTCCCTATTTTAGATGAAAATAGTGTTGATTATGATGTAGATTTACAAAATGAAGTGCTAGCTTTACGAGATGCTTTTATTAGCCAAGGCTATGTGCCCGCAGACGCATTAACAAAAGCTACTGAATACACTTTAGCCGCAAAAAAACCAGAACTTTTACGCCCTGAGCCCTCTCCAAAAGTAAACAATGAGGATAAAAAGGTACAAGAGTTAAAACAAAAAGCAAATGTTTCTAAAAAATTAGAAGCAGCTAGTTCTCAACCACCACAGATGGCAGGAGAAAGCGCGGGCAGTAAGAATAAAAATGTAGATATACATAAATTATCTGAACAAGAGTTTGGAGCTTTACCAGAAGAGACATTAAGGAGATTACGTGGTGACTTTGGTTAATCTATAAGTTATCATATTTATAAGTTCGCACGCTAAAGCGATATTTAGCACGGGTCGTTCCGTAAAAACGCTTTCGCCCGTCATGGCGTAAATCTGGCTGAGTTCGTACTCGTTAAAATACGAAAACGTGTCCCCAACGATAAAGGGTATACGGGTAAATAGTCGGCCCAGAAAAGCGACTGGTTAGTTAATATTTTTAATTTAATTTGGAGGGCCAAAATGGCTAATACAAACTTTTCATCACTGACCAGTGAACAGCTTACTATCTGGTCTCGTGATTTTTGGCGTGTCGCTAGAAATATGTCCTTCATTAACCAATTCGCGGGTAGCGGACCTAACGCAATGGTTCAGAGAATATCTGAGCTTACTCAATCAGAAAAAGGAGCTAGAGCTGTATTAACACTTTTAGCTGACATGACTGGTGACGGTATTGTTGGGGACAACACTCTTGAAGGTAATGAAGAAACATTAAGAGCTTACGACATCGTCGTACAACTTGATCAATTAAGATTTGCGAATAGACTTGCGGGTAGATTAGCGGATCAAAAATCAGTTGTAAATTTCCGTGAGCACTCAAGAGACGCTCTTGCTTATGCAATGGCTGATAGAATAGACCAATTAGCGTTTTTAACGCTTTCTGGCATTAACTACACACTGAAAAACAGTGGTGCATTAAGACCTATCCTA